TATAGGTCGCGGAGCCCTCGCGGTACTTCTCATCGAAGACAACGTGTCCAGGGATCTCGATCGGCGGGATGTTCGGTTTGAAGTTCTTCGAGAACTCCTCGCCCGCTTGACTCGCGCCCTTCCCCATCGCGTCCGGGAGGTCCTCCGTCAACTTCGTGAAGAGCTTGTCGAGACGCTCGACGAGGTTGTCGATCGCCGACACCATCCGATCCGCCGCGGGCCGGAACTTCTCGCCGATGAGACCCGAGCTCTCCGCGAAGTCGAGGAGCTCCTGTTGCGACTGCGAGGTCTCATAGCCGAAGTCGTGCTGAAGCTCCCAGAGCTTTTGCAACGCGCCGCGCATCCCTTGCGCCGCCGCGACGCCGCCGCGCCCTTGCTCTTCGAGCGCGTGAAAGCCGACCGTGACCTCTTCCGCGAAGCCCTTGTAGGCGTCCTGGTTCATCAACCCGAGGTTGAAGGTCGCCGTCATCCCTTGTTCGAGTCCCGCCATCGCATCGAAGACGGGTCCCGCGATCGTGTCGGCGGCGTACCGCGCGACGTCGGCGAGCGGTTGAAACGCGGCGGTCCCGGAGAGACCCGCCTTCGCAAGTTGCTCCTGGAGTTTCTGGACCGCGGGCTCGATCGCGGCGAACGCGGCGGAGGGCGACGCGCCGCCCTCGATCATGGACTGGTAGATCCCGGCGAGCGACGCGGAGATGGCGGTCGCGCCCTCCTGGGTCTTGACCGTCGCGTTCGAGAGGAAGGTATCGAGTCCGCGGATCGCCGCGTCCTGCTGGCCTTTCATGAACGCGAGGATCCCGGTATCGCCGCCCGGCGTCCGCGCCGCGATGTTTTTGAAGAGCTCTTCCGACATGAGCGCGCCCGACGCCGCGGTCTCGTCGAGTTGCTTCGCGAGGACGCCGAGGAGCTCGCGCTCGTTCTGGAGTCCGTCGTTCAACTTCTTGAGCTCCTCCGCGAAGTACCGCGGTTTGTCCGTCGTCCAGAGCTTGTCGAAGTTCACGCCCAGTCGCTCCGCCGCCGTGCGGAGGTTGTCGATCGTGCCGAACGTCGCGCGGAGCTCGTCGCGCGCTTGTCCCATCGCGGCGAGTTGTTCCTTCTGTTTCGACTTCCCGCCGAAGTACCCGCTAATCGCGCCGACGCCCGCGCCGACGACGCCCGCCCAGATGTTGCCCGTCATCGCGCCCGCGGCGAACCCGCCGCCCGCGCCCGCGGCGACGCCCGCGGCGGTCCCGAACGATCGCCCGAACGAGAGTCCGACCGTCGCGCCGACCGCCGCGCCCGCGACCGCCGCTTGTGCAGAAAACTTGTTCGTGAAGAGCTTGCCGAAGTCCGTCTTCTCGCCGCTGAAGAACTTCTGGACCTCGTCCATCATGCCGCTGAGCGCGCGCGTCATCGCCTGTTGGCCGAAGTGTCCGACCTCGCGCCACAGACTCTCGATCCCGTCGCGGAGTCCCGTCTGTCCGGAGAAGATCCCGCCGAGGATCTCCGTCACGTTCGTGCGGAGGTCGCGGCCCCACCGATGGAGCGTGTCGGCGAGGGCCGCTTCATCCGCGGGCGAGGGTTGGAAGTTCTCCCACTTGACGCCCGCGAGGATCGTGTTCGCGCTCGTCACAAACCCGCGCAGCGTCGGGATGACGGCGGAGATCGAGCGCGTCGAGATGCGGCGGAAGTCCTCCCAGAACTGGGCGAACTCGTCCGCGACGCGGGTCGGCGGGAGGAGCGACGCCCAGAGACGACCCATCTCCGCGGGGACTTCGCGCCCGCTCTCGCGGATGACCGCCGCCGCTTCGTCGAGCGCGTCGCGGACGTCCTTCGCGCCCTGGGCGGAGACCTTGAGTCCCTTCGCCGCGAGCTCCGCGAGCGCGTCCGTGAGTTTCTTCGCGCCCGCGATTGCGTCCGCGCCCGTGAGGGCGTCGAGGAACTTTTGATGCTCCTCGCGGGCTTTCTTCTCCGCCTTCGTGAGCTCCTCCGTCGCCGCCGCGGCCGGATGCATCCCGCGCGGGATCGTCGCCGCCGCCGCCGCGAGTCGACCCGCGACGTTCCCGCCAAACTCGCCCAGGTTCGCGAAGCGATCGAGCGCGTCGCTCGCGACCTGGAGTCCGGTCTTCGCATCGTTGAGCGTCGGCGTGAGGGAGAAGACCGCGCCGCGGAGCGCGTTCGCGGACTCCGCCGCTTTCCGCTGCCGCTCGTCGAGCGCGGCGAGGACGTTCGTCAACCCAGGGATCGACAACGATGCGCCGCGGATCGCCGCCGCCATTGCGCCCGCGCCCTTGTCCGTGTCGCCCGCGAGTCCGAGCATGGACCCGCGCGCTTTGTTGCTCGCGGCGACGAGGTCGACGCCGACCCAGGACGCGAAGAATTGCGCGACCTGGAGGAACTCGCGGAGCTTCGCGGTCATCACATTGATCGCGTTGTTCCATCCCACGCGGATGACCTGGGTCGCGTCGACGATGTTTTGTGAGAGGAGTTGGAACGCGAGCGAGAGTCCCTCGACCAAACCCTTCAGCACTGTGAGGACGCCCGCGACCTGGAGCTTAAGATTGAGCTCGACGAGCGCGACGATGAGTTGCCCGACGCCGCTCTCGCGGAACGTGACGAACGCGGTCCGGAGCGCATCCCAGGCGGCGACGAGCTTCGTCCCGACCGCGCTCGCGATGTCGAGGACCAGACGCTTGAGCGCGTCGAACCCCGGCGAGAGGTCGCCCGCGAGTCGCGACGCGACGCCGACGATCGCATCCTTCACGAGTCCGAACGCCGCCGCGAGCGTCGACGCGATCGACTTGAGTCCTTCCCAAACGGTCCCGAGCGTTTTGAAGTCGACGAGCCCGAGCGTCAGGACGCGGAGGACGCCCTCCCAGGAGCCCGTGAGGTAGCGGAGCCCGACGACGAGCGCGGCGACGCCCGCGATGATGAGCGTGACGGGCGACAGGAGCACGCCGAGGATCGACTCGAACGCGGCGGTCGCCGTCGCCGCGAGACCCGCGGTCGTCGCCTCCGCGGCGGTCGCCGTCGCGAGCGTCGAGACGCCCGCCGCCGCGCTCGACGCGCCGCCCGCGGTCTTCGCGAAGAGACCGAGGAGCGCGCCCCAGGACGACGCGAGCGTCCCCGCGACATAGACCAGCGGGCCGATCGCCGCCGCCATCAACAAGAACCCGCCCGCGATCGATTGCACGGGCGCGGGGAGTTGCTTGAACGCGGGGACCAGCGTGTTCGAGACCCACTCCGCGACGTCGCCGATGAGGTTCGCGACCTCCGTCAACGCGGGCGCGAGGACTTCGCCCAGGGAGATCCCCGCGGTCTCGATCGCGCCCTTCATTTGCTCGAACGCGCCGCCGAGTCCGGACATGAGCGTCTTCGCGACGCGCTCCGCCGTCCCCGCGGAGTTCTTCATCGCGTCATTGAACTTCGTGAGCTCGCCCGCGCCCGCGCCGACCGCGGCGACCATCGCGGGACCCGCCCGATCGCCGAACGCTTTCATGATCTGAGCGCCGCTCGCGCCCGCGTCGGAGAGCTTGCGGATGACGTCGACGAGATGAACGGTCCCGTCCGCGCTCTTTAGGGTCTTGACGTTGAGTTGTCCGAGGACTTCGTTCAGACCCGCGGTCGGGTTTTTGATGTCCGTGAGGACGTTGCGAAGCGCGGTCCCGGCCATCTCGCCTTTGAAGCCGAGCTTCCCGAACTCCGCGAGCGCGGCCGCGGTCTCCTCGATCGACATGCCGAACGCGCCCGCGACGGGTCCCGCGTACTTGAGCGACTCGCCCAAGTCCTTCACGTCGACCGTCGAGGACTGCGCCGCCGCCGCGAGGACGTCGTTCACGCGCGCGGCGTCGCTCACTCCGAGCTTGAACTGGGCGAGCGTGTCGGTCGTCAGGGTCGCCGCCGCGGCGAGGTCCATTTGTCCGACCGTCGCGAGGTTGAGGACGGACGGGAGGAGCGCGACGGAGTCCTTCGTATTGACGCCCGCCTTCCCGAGCTCGCCCAGGGCTTGCGCCGCTTCCGTCGCGGAGAACTGGGTCTTTTGTCCCCACTCGATCGCCGCCGCGCGGAGTTGATCGAGCTCCGCGGCGGTCGGCGCGATGGCCGCTTCCGCGCCCTTCATCGCGTTGTCGAAGCTCATGAACGACGACGCCGCGGCGGTCGCGATCCCGGCGAGCGGGAGCGTGATCCCTTTCGTGAGCGACGACCCGATCGACTGGAGTTGCCCGCCGAACTTGTTCCACGCGCTCGCGCTCTTCTGGAGCTTGCGCTCCATCTCTGTGAAAGAGGAGTCGAGCTCCGTCATGTTGGCGGCGACGCGAACGAGGAGCGTCGCGACGACGGACATGGATCACTCCTCGTCGACGCCGACGAGCTCCGCGGCCCGCGCGTCCTCGTCCCGCGCGCGCGCATCGTCCAGGAGACGACGTTCGATGTCGCCTGGGATGAGCGGCGGAACGTACGGACGCTTGCGGAGGAGCTTGTCGGGCGTCATGCGTCTCTTCGACCAGGGCGCGAGGAGCCACGCCGCGAGTTGTGCGGTCCGTCTCCACGCGCGATCGTCGCGCATCTCCGCGGCGCGGAGCATGCGCGACAGTTCCACGGGCGTACAGTCGTCAATCTGGCGCGGCGTCAGTCCTGTGAGCTCGAAGAGGACGGGCTCGACGTCGTCTCGCCATTGACGGATGGAGTAGGGCGATCGGTACCGCTCGCGCTCTTCTCCGCCGCGTCCATCTCCGCGAGGATCTCCGCCGACACTTGCGAGCGGAACGTCGACGAGCGGACAAGTCCCTTCTGGACGACCTCGATCACGTCCTTAATCGTCAAGCGTCCGGACTCGAAGTCGCGATCGAGCATCGTCCGGATGCGGTCGCGCGTCAGGTTGCCTTCGCCGCCATGCTTGATCCCCGCGTGAAGCATGGAGACGAGCGTCTTCAATCCGACGTCGAAGTTCGGCGTCCCGAGGAGCGCGACGATCGTCGAGCCCGTCGTCGTCTCGATCTCCTCGATCGCCGCGACGGAGAAGAGTAGCGGCCGGTCCTTCCCGGCGAGCGTGATGCATTGTGGAGACATGGGTCGGTCCTCCCGTCGAGTCGCGACGGAGCGAGCGGCGCGCGCGTCTTAACCACGCGCGCGTCGCGTGTGAGCGCGGACGTTACGGTCCGACGACGCCGTCCGTCTGGGTCGCGATCCGGAGTTCGACCGTGAACGTCGTGATCGCGTCGTGGGCGGCGACGGGTCCCGAGTAGCTCAGGACGTTGCAGGTACCGGAGATGAGCGTCTGTCCGGCTGTGATCCCTTCCGGGCCGTACTCGAACGCGAGCCCGGTCTTCCCGCGGAGCGGCGAGAAGAACGCGTGCGCCGCCGCGCTCCACTTGCCCGAGAGCGAGTACCCCACCGTCGAGAATCCCGCGATGATGTTGCGCGAGGGTCGGCGGAAGGTCGTCGCGTCGAGCTCGTCGACGTCCTCCGATGGCTCGACGCCGTCGAGGAAATCGGAGATGTCCTGGAGGACGCTTGGCGTCGCGTCGTCGCCAAGCGCGAAGTAGGTGTGAATACCCGCGACGGGATCGCCCGTGAGCACGGGCGCGACTAGACGCGGGCTTGCAACAACAGCGGCCATGATCTGTCCCTCCTGCGAAACGCGTTACGTCGTCGGCGGCGAGGGCGGCGTCTCGCCTGGGTTGATGAACTCCGAACACTGCGCGCAGTAGAACCGCCGCGGCGCGCGGAGCGTCGCCGCGTTGCGCCGGTCCTCGTCCGGATGCGCGCATCGAAGGACGGTCGGCACGGGCGCGAGCTCGTCCGTCGTCGCGACCTGGGCGAGCGCGTCGACGACGCGCGCCGCGAGCTCCTCGACGATCGACGCTTGGGCGACGGTCGAGCGCGCCGCCGTGAGGGCGGCGAGCGCGGCGAGCTCCAGGTCGCGGGCGGCGGCGGTCGTCATACCTGGACCCGCACGCGGACGATGACCGGCCGGTGGTACGTGACGACGCCCGCGGCGAGATCGGTATAGGTCGCGCCGGGCGTCTCGTCGATCGCGTAGAGCGCGCGCTTCGCGGGCGGGAGCGCGACGTCGCGCCCTTCGAGGATCTCGACGATGCGGTCCGCGATCCGATGGACTTCGTAATCGCCCTTCACTTGCGACTGCGCGCGCGCTTGGAACGAGACGCTCCGCCCGAACCCGCGAAGCCGATTCCAGGGCGACACGACGAACCCCTCGACCAGGACGAACGGATAGGGCGCGCCCGCGGGGATCGCCGTCCAGATCCGCCCATGCCCGAGCGACGTCAAGCGCGCGTCGTCGCGGAGCCAGCCGATGACTTGGGTTTCGATGAGCTCGACGAGGGAGACCGCGTCCATCGTCGACGGCCAATGCGCGAGCCCAGGCGGCGCGCCGCTCGACGAGAGCGTGCCCGTCAGGGTCGCCGCGCCCGTCGCCG